GTCGGTGCCGGTGTAGTAGTCGTGGTTGTCGGTGCTGGTGTAGTTGTAGTAGTTGTCGGTGCTGGTGTAGTCGTTGTAGTTGTCGGTGCTGGTGTGGTCGTTGTAGTTGTCGGGGCCGGTGTAGTAGTGGTTGTCGGAGCCGGTGTAGTAGTTGTGGTCGGAGCCGGTGTAGTTGTAGTAGTTGTCGGTGCCGGTGTAGTTGTAGTAGTTGTCGGTTCTGGTGTAGTAGTAGTGGTTGTCGGTGCTGGTGTAGTAGTAGTGGTTGTCGGTGCTGGTGTAGTAGTAGACGTAGTTGTAGTACTAGTTGTTGTCGTGGTATCAAGATTCAGAATATATTCTGTAATTAACATTTTTGCCTATAGTTTATTGATAATTAAATGTTATTCTCGGAGTGCCAAAAGGTCTTATGATTTCAAAATATCTTGCTGGCACTGTAGCTTGATCTTGACTAGAATCAATATTATGCAAAGTTACATTATAACTAATTGGTTCTGCTATATTGTTTAGAGATTTTATTATGTCACTATTTTTTAGATTTTGACCATAGTCCCAATTTTGCAAATTAAAAAATATTTCTAAATTCCTCCTTATTTGTGTTTCTACTTTATCCTGTTGTGCTTTATATATATTATTCATAACTACATCAATAATTACTTCAACATCAATAATCACTCCATCTTTTACACAAATGCTATCGGTAAGCATTTTGTAAGTATTTATATATTCTATAAACTCAGCTTTAAATTGAGAAGACGATAATTTCAAGCCATCTACTCCATCTCTTGTTAAAACATAAATATCAATAATGTTAGCAGAACAACCACTATGTCTTAGAGCAACAGTAGCCTTGCCCATAGTGCCGTTGTATGGTGTATAAAATTGATTTGACAAAGTCTTGTAATCTTCGCCACTAACAGCTCTATTTTGTGATTTTAAATACGCTGGAAGTTTTCTTCTAATATCTTCAATAGTATCGCCAGAATACCCATATTGTCCACGTGTGTAGTTTGTAAGATTGACAATAACACTAAAAGGTTGATTGGGAACTTGAAACAATGCATCTATGCTTGCTGCATTACTAATTATGTCTCCTTGAGATCCACCACCAACTCTATAAACTGCTGTTATTTGTGAATTTAAGGCTGGAATCAATCCTGCTCTATTATTTCCAAATACCAAAGTAGCGCTGTAATCAGAATTATAAGTAAGTATGTATTCTTTTCTTGGTTGGGAGTCAGTAAAATACTCAACTCTAGTCCATTTTTCGCCAGCTATAAAAACTCTTACAGAATCATCAAGTACTGAAGCGGTAGATAAATTAAAAGACTGATTTATTAATCCTGTTCCTAAGAAGTTGTCTGTTATTGTTTGACCCTCTAAGCCGACTAAGTTTGAATTAACTAGTTTGCCTGCTGTTATAACTATAGGAACATCATAAATTGGTCGATTATAGTTATCAGCAGCAAAAATTTCATAGTTTATAGGCGTATTATTATTTGTTATAGTAACATCATAAGGTGTTGGAATTGTAACATCAATATTTTGTATAGAATTAATTCTAGCGGTCCATAAACACGATGAAGGAACTGGAGGCTGAGGTTTAAAACCTACAAGATTTGCTAGTCTAAATGCATTATCTAATTCAGTAACAGTGTCTATGAAAATTTCATTTGCAATCTGGTCTACTTTAAAAGATAGCGTATCTGCTATAAATGCCCAGTTTTCAATCAACATTAAAGCTAAGCTTGATTCAACAAAATCATTAAATTTGTCTCCAAAGTTTTGCTGTATAAATGTAATTAATCTGCTTTTCATAGACCAAAAATCTTGATTCGTATAATTTAGATTTACAGGAGTTGGTCTATTTGGATTGTTTACTATTTTATATGGATCAACATTAAAAGGACAAGTATTAGGCATTTGTTCCTCCTGCAAGTGGTACTTGTAAAATCAATTTTTGTATGCCTTGTATATTTGTTAGTATGCTATATTGTAAATTTATAAGTAAAATATAAGGATTATTTTGATAATCTTCTATTGAATTTTTTAATAAGGAGGGATTGCCATTTTCAGTATTTGTTACTTGTAAGCTTCTTACTACTATTCTTGGTTCCCAATTTCTTATAGAATCTAGAATCATTTTTTTTGCAGAATCTTGCAAGGCAACAGTATTCTGTTGAAAAATTAATTCTCGTAGAGGCGTGCCAAAAGATGGCATCATCACTCTTTCTCCTGGATTTGTTAGCAAAAGTTGCAGCAAATCACCCTTAATGCCAACCTCTGTGCCTACTGCTCTGAAAGCTCCCAAAGGGCTAGGAGTAATTGGATATGGTAAAGCTAAAAGTTCCATAACTTTATATAGTTATTACAACGGTGTTATTCGCCAGCATCTGGACTGTTTTCGCCAGCAGTATCAGGATTTTTTGGAATTACGCCAGTTGGGGAGATATTTTTCTCGGTAACAAATAAAGCTGTATTTTCATTGCTACAACTAACAAATACTCTATCGCTAGCTCTTAAATAGAAACTTGTGTTTCCATCTCCGTCTATTGTTGGATAAGCTAGTACTACTGGGAATATTCCTGGTCCTTTTTTTGTTTCGCCAGTTTCTTCATCCTCAAATTCATAATCTTCTCCAGCAAGTACATATGAAAGCTGTTTGCCCCAATTATAATCTAACGTCTGAGAAACTTTTATATGGGCTCCTTGATTTGTAATTGACGCATTGTCTTTAGAAACAAAAGTTATCTTGTTTCCATCATTATCAACAACCTCTTTTTCAACTACTTTAAATCCAACTGCATTTATATCATCATCAGTTGTCACATTAACAAATGTTCCACCAGTCCTTAGAACTACTTGCCCCGGACCCTCTGGTCTTTCAATAAACATCATTAAGTGCGGCCCTCTTTCAATATTATCTTTTTGAGGACTTATAATTCTAATATATTGATTCTGTGTTTCTTCTTGACTATTCGCATCAACCATTTCTAATGTTAGACCATATCCAGTACGCATCATAATAAATGCATCTGATGCTTTTGGTTCCGTATTTGGATTTGATTTTCTAGCTTCTATATTTCTTTTATTTCCACTATCGCATAAAATAATTGTATTTTTACTTGTACTTTCTAAAGTAATTCCTTGATTTTGGGTTGCTATACCTTGTTGATCTACAGTATCATCGCATAAAAATATTCTGTTGCCCAAAGCAGATTGCAGTTTTACTCCATTCTTCTCTCCACGCACTTTAGAATCTTTTTCAAGATCATTCATTTCAATCAAATGACCAGTAGACGATTTCCAATAACTTCTACCCATAAACTTATCACTACAGCCATATTTGAAATCTTCAAGACTTCTATGCCAATTCATTTCTCCAGTTGGGTATTCGACTGAGTCATCCATAACAAAACTATGTCCAGAAATAGAAAGTATCTGAACTCCTGTTTGAGGCAGATCACACTTATTATTTTCGGGAGTTCGTGGACCTCTGTATGGTCTGCATTCGCTTGCTTGTTTAAAAAATGGATTTGCTCCTACCTGTTCATCTTTTCCTTGAAAGTCTGGTGCATATTGAGTATTTGCATATTCTAATTCTTTTCCACGGCACAAAAATTTTTCTTGTTCTGGAACTTGGGAAGGATCAAAAGCATAAATCGTAACATTTCCCTCTGAATCAACATCTGCTTCTGGATCTGGTGTTATGAAATCCGAAGTTGGATTTTCGAATGTTGGATTTTGTATGCCTTTTATGCAACTAACATCTCCAGGTTTTGGACCTGGACATGATGGATGTGCCCATTGTCCACAATAATGAAATGGATCATCTTTGAATATCATCCAATTCCCGTTTCCTGACATTATTTCAAGTCTTTTCCACCTTCTATTACACTTAGCATCACCATCGACCATCTTGATCATATGTTTTTCAGGTGTTTTGAATCCATAAATATTTGGATACGTAATTCTTTTCTGTGCATCAACATCAACCTCAACTTCTGCAAGGCTATCAATATCAAAACCATTATAATTTTCTGTATTCCAAGGTGGTAAATTTTGTGATCCATCATTTGGGCCGCAAAGGTAGCCATCTCTTTTATTTTGGCCATATATAGTTTCATACTCTGGCACTGTATAAGAGAAAGCAGACCCATCAGCATTTCGTGTTCTAGACCAAGTGGTGCCAATATAAAAAGCACTTCTTTTAAATCCAACTTCAAACATAATCAAAATAGTACTTCCTGCTGGTGGTACCCAAGTAATACCAGAGTCATCGATTCCTCCTAAAGCGGAAGATGGATATGCATATGGGAGAGCTTGCCATAACATATTTGGCTTGTGCAAAACTGGAGAAAAGAATTTTACTCTGTTTTGCTTATAAAAGTCTATGGTGCTAACGCATAAACAAGAATAAAGACCAGTTAAATTTTTCTTTTTATTTATATCTACAACTTCATCTTTTGTTTGATTAACTAGCATTTCAAGGTTTTGAACTTTTGCAGATATTTTTTTTGCTAGTCTTTTTAATTTTGATAATTGTTGTTTTGGTGTTCCGTACATATTATTCTCTTATTTTTTGGGTACTTCATCTGGTTCTCTAACGACCTCTATAATAGTTGTGAATTTGCCATCTTCAGTAATTTCGTGGCTTACTCCATTAATGGTCCATGTTCTGTTGCTAATATATTTATTCACGTTGCTTTTACTAATAGAGTATTCACATCCAGTTCCTGGTACATTTCCAGGGCTAAAAGGTTCCAAGTATATTATAGATAATGTTTCACCTTGTACTACCAAGGAATTAGCATAATAGGGGTCTCCAATTAATATAAGACTTCCTTTTAATTCTCCAGTGCTTTCATATACTTGTGATGCCAAAGAATTTTGGAATATTGCTCTATAAGTAGCTTGGTTAGCTACACTTGGTGCTCTATGATTTGTAACATCGGGAGATATTGGAATAAATGTCTCTACACCAAAAGCATTTTTGCCTTCTGTGTCATCTTTTTCAACACCTAAAGAAGGTTTTTCGCCATCTTTTGCAGGATCTATTTTTGCGCTTGTTGGATTGGGACCAACTCCACCGATTGCGGAAAGATTATTAACACCTACGCTAATATCAAAAGCTAATACAGGAGAATAGTCTCCACCATTTACAACATAAGTTGCTAAAGGTTGTTTAACACATTTTTTTGCTTTATCAATTAATTCTCTTTGGTCTTCGACAATATATAAATACGGTCTTCTACTTTTTGCATCTAACAAAAAATACATGCCATTTTTTTTATCAGTAACTAATTCATTAGCATAACTTCGTATTACATCTAAAGAATTTTCATTATTCGGGGCATAAATGTTAGGAGGCCCAGTGGCTCCTCCATCAGATGCTTTAAACCCAAATGCTTCTAAAACTTTTATTTGTGAATTTCTGTTTGGATCCCCAGCATTTCCAGCATTTCTTGTGCTAATACGCATGGTAGTATGATAAGCTTTATTATCTTTTTTGATTCCACAAGGTTGCATAAGTGAGTCTATTGCATCAGTAAATTTCACCTTGTTTTCGTCAGTGCCTGGAGTATCTTTGTCACTTTTCAAACTTTCTTCTCTTTTAACAATCGTAGTAATATCTGACATAGAAATTGCATATGTCCACAACCCATTTGATTTAGATATTTGAATTTGTTTCATCGAAACACTAAGCTCATAATCTCCGGGATTGAATGGCAAAGTTCTTTTTTTTGGATCATCTGGATGTGGAATATATTCTATATTCTGTGTATATTTTAAATCATATAATTTGACATCTCCATTGCAAGATTGATATATCCATCCAAAATTAATATAAACTACAAATTCGTTATTAATTTGCATATCAGGACAACCCTGTGGAACATATTGTAAAAATTCTCCAAATTTACCTCCAATACTATCAACTAAAACTATTTCTACACTAGCACTATCAGTAAATCCATATCTAAAAGATTTTATAAATGGTCTATCATATGCACTGGCATCTTTGCCAGCTACTTTCCCGCCTCTGCCAGCAAAATCAATATATGATTTGTTTCCAATTGTAATTACTTTGTTGTTGCCTTTTGTTCTTAAAGTCATAGTGACAAATGGAGTTTTTATAGCAGCATCAAAAGGATACGAAATTACTATTGGACTTCCACGACATGTATATTCGTCTAATATTGCTGATGGTAAGGTAAAGCTTTTTGCCATTTATACTCCTATCTCAACAAATCTATTGCTGCTGGCAATCTTATTACTCTTCCTTGTCTAAAATCATAAACATCTGCTATTCCATTATATTGCATTATTTTCCACCAAAAATCTGGGCTTCCATAGAATTTATTACTTACTAAATCAGGTCTAAAATTTAGAGGCCTAGTAATTTCAAGAAATTTATCATCAGAAAATTGTTGAATGTCCTGTCTTTTATATGTTTCGAAAGTTATTTTTTTATCATCTCCGTAGTAGTAAAGTTGTGAATTTATGTATCTACTAGAAACAGATACAAAATTTGTTGAGCTAAATATATTTATTTTTTCACTATAATTTGCCATTTTTATCGCCCATATCTTAAAATGCGTTCTGCTCCAGGAAGGTCTTCTGTGTTATATACAACATCAAAAGTAAGTGATACTTCAAATTTATATGGTATATATCCAAAATCTGACCAAGGTACATCTTTTGGAAATTTTACAGAGCAGCTTTTTAAGACTGTACACAAAGTACTTTGATTAAAAGGCTCCCCTCTAAAATTATCATTTAACAATGGATTGCCATTAGAATCAGACTCATTTGAAAGTAGATCCCCACATCTCAAATAACAAATAGGAGGTGGTGCATATGGCCATTGAATACCTCCAGCATTATCTCTAGGATATGTTGCAGCTTGTAAAAGTCTTAGATTATATAAATTTCTTCGCAACATAGTTTCATCGTTTGCGATAAAAGTTGCTGTCCAACTTATTGATCTATTTCCGCCACTTCCAAAAGTTTTGATAGGCATAGAACGACCTATGCCGGTTTCTTCTCCATAAGTTGCATCATGCGAATCACTTATATCTGGAAGCGTATACATGAAAATACGATTCTGTATATCACCTCCTATTTGTATAAAACAATCATCTAGTGGCAAAATTTCTGTGCCTTGTGAAGCTAATGACATTTCATTCTCCTGTTACTAAGTCATATTTCTTATAGCACTACCATTAATACGGCCATAAGCACTAGATGGCTGTAATTTTACAATTGAGTTACCCATATATTCATCCCCATCGCCATCCACAAAATCTTCATTTGATTTTTTAGCCTGTTCAATTAACTTGTCCATTTTATCTAATAACTCATACAGATTTTCTTGACTTTTTTCGGTATTATCAGTTATTTGTTTAAACAGTTCCATGTTTGCTCTATGTTGTAATATAGAAAGTTCCATACTTCTATCAAATTCTTTTTGGGCTGCAGTAGTTTTAACTAATCCATTATCAGATGGAGCAACTTGAGCAATATTTGATGCAGCAGCTATTGGTTTCAATAGATCATTACTAAAAGCGCCAGCACTTTCGGCCATCATGCCTGCTGCTGCACTAGGCAGAACCATTTCTCCAGCGTGCAAAAATGCTATGCCAGCTCTTTTAATCAATTCCGAACCTATTTCCATTTGTGGAACTGATGGCGCATTCCCTATTTTATCCCATTTACCTCCACTGCCTTGTTTATACATGACATTGTTACTATCAATCATAATTCTTCCTTGATCTGAATCCCAAAGTTGTACTTTTCCATAACCAGGAAGTCGCAAGTTTGGATCTCCAACTCTTTTTGTAAGTTTTGGCATTTGTGCTTGTTCTACTTTCTGTGTCGGAGCAGTAGTGCTAGGCGCTGGTTGTGTTGGAGTAACCGCTGGTCCTTTAACAGCACTTGCTGCCGCAGCCGGGGCTGCTGTCGTTGCTTGCTGTGTAGGTGTGTTTGTAGTAGCTGCTGCTGCTTGGGGTGCAGTTGCTGTTGCTTTTTGTGTAGGCGACGTAGTAACAACTGGCGACAAATCATAAGTAGAAACAACACCCTTTTCTTTATATCTTTTCTTGTATTTTTCTGCTTCATTTTTTTCAAATGTAGCAACTTCGGATGCAAACATGTCTCTTCTTCTTCTTGCATATGCTTTATCTTGCTCTTTTGATCTTTCTTCCTTGTCATAAAATAGCATGCCTGGAACTTTGCCTTTTGCTTCCTCGTAAGCAGCTTCTTGTATTTCTTTGTCATATAATGCAACTTTATTTAGAGCCTGTCTTCTTGCTTCTTCTGCAACTAAGGCTTCTATTTCAGCATCAGAATATTTTTTTCTCTCGGCACCTAATACTTTCATAGTAGATATTTCTGTTGCTGTTTTTCCTTCTTCTGCTGCTTTGTTTGCTAAAGCAATTTGTATTTCTTCTTTAGACTTCCCTTCTTTTTCTAATTGTGTAGCTAATCCACGTAAAGCTTGATTAATCTTGTCATCTTTTTCTCTTTTTTCTCTATCTTCTCTTTCTTGTTTTGTTTCAATCCCGAGCCACCCTTTGACTACATCAGGCAAAGCATCAACCATTCCTTTACCGATGTCAGCAAAAGTATCGCCAACAAATTTTCCAAAAGAAGAAAGGCCTTCTGTGAATATTTTTTGTATGCCTACCCAAATCCATGCAAAAATACCTATAATTTTTTGACCAAAAGTGCCTTTTCCACCCATGAAAGATAAAAGCATTTCTACTAATCCAAGAGGAATTGCATAAAATATTTCTATAATGCCCCATGCTATTTGCGAAATTCCTTCAGCAAAAGTACTAAAACTAAATAATTTTTTTATTCCTTTGAATAAATTTGCAAAACCCTCTGCAAAAACTTTTATTATTGGTTTTGCAATTTTAAGAACCAATCCAATCGCCCATGCCAAAACACCTAAAACATTTCCCAAAATACCAAGGCCAACGCCAATAACATTTCCTATTAATCGACCAACAGTCTTGCCAGCTTTTAACATGAAATCAAAAAATGTTTTCATGCCTTCACCAGCAGGACCATTCAATCCAAATGCTTCCAGAATAACATCAACTATTTCTCCAAAAGTGTCTTTTATGAAATTAAATCCTGACATCAAGAAATCTAATGCTTGATTAACAAAAGG